CGCAGTTCACGCCGCACCATCTCGCCAAACTCCGCCGGGTTGCTGCCGTAGGCCGTCACGTACACGTTAATCGGCCCGCCGTCGCCGCCCATGTTGTAGTCGCGCGCCTCGCGCCGCGTCAGCACGCGCTCGCCCTGATGCAAGCTGGCGATGTACCCGTCCCACGGCACGTATCCGAGGCCGGTTGACCGTTGCGGCAAGCCGAACGGAGTCAACGTTTCGCCGGGGTTGATCCAGTTTGCCCCGCTGTTGGTTCCGCCTTTCATGGTGCTTGGATCACCCACAAAGCCGCCCGTTGCCACTTCGACACCGCCGGCAATGCCCAGCTTTTCGAGCAGTTGGTCCACAAGGTTGATGACGTTTTGAACCATCTTGCCAAGTTCGTTGAACACCCGCCCCCAGCTTTCGACAATGCCCGGCCCTAGCAGACTGATGGCAAGCGCCAGCCCCGCAATGGCTGCGGCCAACAAGCCCACCGGTCCGAATGCGGCCCACGCGCCGACGCCAACAGCCGTTAGCCCGGCGGCGATCAGGAACACGTTATCGGTGTCGAACCCTTCCACAACAAAGGCCATACCGCCGAGGATTATGCTTAAGCCGAACAGTCTGCCAGACCCTAGCGCAAGTGATACCGCCGTGCCGAGCGCTCCGATACCGATGCCCATTTTCGTCAGACTGCCGGTATTGAACCCGTCGACCACCAACGCCAACGCGCCGAGCGCGACGCCAAGCACAAACACTTTGCCGACGCCCGTAAATATGGCGATAGCTGCTCCCAATGCGACCAGTCCTACCGATACTTGTAGCATGTTGCCGGTATTGAAGCCGTCCACAATCACGCCCAGCAACCCAATCGCCGCACCGAGCAGCAGCACCTTCGGCGACCCGGTAATGACAGCAACAGAAGCCGAAAGCGCGGCGATTCCCACCGCCACCTGAAGCATGTCTTGCGATTCAATCCCGTTAACAACGAGCCCAAGCGCCCCAAGCGCGATTCCAAACGCGAACAGTTTGCCACTGCCGGTCGCGAGTCCTACCGCGACGCCGATTGCGCCGATACCGACCGCAACCTCCCCAAAGCGGCCGGCTTGTATGCCGTTGATAATCGCCGCGACGCCCGCCAGCGCGATACCGAACGGCACAAACTTCTTGCCCATCAGGAACCCTGTTGCGACACCAACCGCAGCGATGCCAACCGCAAGTACCAGCAGGTTCCCCGTCTCCATGCCGTTGATAAAGACGGCGGCCGCGCCCAGCGCAACCGCCAGCTTCCCAGCCGGGCCGAATGCGACTTTGAGCACCGTGCCGAGGATGCCCATAACCACCGCGAGCAGCGCGCCCCCAATCACCAATTGCCCGATGCTCGATACCAGTTCCGGGTTTGCGGCGATCCAATTGCCAATCTCGTTCACAATCGGAACGATCTTGTTAATCATCGGCGTCAAGAAGTTATCCATGAACGGCGTAAACGCCTGAATCATCAGCGTTTCAAAGCTGCCCTTCAGTTGTTCCAGCGCCCCCGCAAAGCCCGCCATGCGTGCCTCGGCCACGTCACCCGCGCCCGTAGCGTCTAGCATGGAGTCTTGCATCTCGTCAATGCCATTGGCGGCACGCAGGGCGTTAAACGCCGTGATACCGTATGACCCGGCTAGCGCCTCCGAGTAGTAAATCTGCTCGTCCATCGGCAGACCATCGAGCGCAAAATCGAGGTCGTCAATCACGCTGTCCAGGTCGCGGAAGTTTCCATCGGCGTCGTACAGGCTCACGCCCAAGTCGTTTAGGGCGTCCTGTGTCTTCTTGGTGGGGCGGGCGAGGTTCAGCAGCATCGACTTCATCGCCGTGCCGCCTTCGGCCCCCTTAATGCCGTTTTCAGCCAGCACCGCGAGCGCGGCCGCCGTCTCCTCAACCGACATACCGAACATATTGGCAACCGGCCCGACGTTCTGGAACCCTTGCGCCAAGTCGCCTACCGTAGCCGACGACGACCCGGCCGCGCGCACAAGCACGTCCGCCGTTCCCGCCGCGTCTTCAATGCCGAGGCCAAACTGTTTTAGCGTATCGGTGAGCAGGTCGGCCGAATAGCCGAGGTCCAGCCCCGACGCCGCCGCGAGGTCCATCACGGACGGCAGCGCCGCAATCGCTTCCTCGGCACTCGACCCGCTGGACAGCAGTTGCAAGAAGCCGGCCGCCGCGTCCTGCGCGCTGAACGCGGTATCCGCGCCCATCTTCAGCGCGAAGTCGCGTATGCGGTTGAGGTCATCACCGACTAGACCCGTGCGCGCGCTGATTTCGTTCATGGACGATTGGAACGACGCCGCCGTGTTGACCCCGACAACGCCGAAGCCAATCAGCGGAGCCGTTAGCAGGGCAATGTCGCGCCCCATGTCTTGCATCGTTTTTCCGAAGCCGGACATGCGCGCGCCGAAGCCCTTGACCTCGCTTTCAGCGCGTTTCATGCCGTTCTGTAGTCCACTGATGTCTGTGGAAATCAGAACTCGCAGGTTGCCAACGTCCATTAGTGTCTCCGCCCGCGCGCCAGCTTCTTCGGCTGTGGCGCGGCTTTTTGGCGCGCATCCCGCACCGCGAAAAAGTCGGTCACGTCCTGCGCACTCATCCGGTCTACAATTTCAAGCGGCCAGCCGCTTACCTCGGCGATCACTTGCCGATGTACGCGCCACTCGGTCCCGTCTGGTAATGGCTGCTGTTCCCCGCCGAACTTGAAATACAGGAACGCTGCCTTACTTAGTTTTTTCCCGACATCTCCTCGGCAAACGCCTGAATTACGGCGCGCCAGATGTTCAGGGGCAGGTCGAGGTACGTATCCGGGCTGTCCAGCACGTCCCACGGCCCCGCGACAATCACCCGTGCCAACAGTTCGGCGACAGGCTCTAAATCATTCGCTTGCGCGCTTTTCATCATGGTCTGCACGTCGCGCGCCCGTACCCGGCTCATATCGAACTTGATTGCGCCGGCATCAAACTTTGTCTCAGGCATCTAGCCCTCCATGTCGTAACGAATGGCAGGCGGCAGGGACGCCCCGCCGCCCGCGTCCTAGAACGTAGCGGTGAACGGGTTGCTGATTTCCGCGCCCTGTCCCTGAAATTCGATTGAGGCCATAACCGCGTCGTCAAACGGGATACTCAACGAGTTCTGCGTGACGATCACCGGCCATTCGCCCTTCGGGTTGCCGGCCGCCGTGCCATTCGGCCCGACGCGCAGCGTGCCCTCTTTGCCGATGTCTGCCGAGCCGTACGACGCCGTACCGGCCGTGCCGATGTACAACGCCTCCAGGCTGAAGCTGTAGTTTTTCAGCGTGCCCTTGTATGAGCGCGCCCCGTCAGCGCCGGCGGTGATGTCCGCCGTTTCCTGTTCGCGCGTGATTTCCAGCGTACGGGCGTCACCACTGAGGTTCGCCGTACCGCCGCTGTGGATCAACGCGACATACAGGTTCGCGCCTGTCATGCGATCTGCGACTGCCATTTGTCTGGCTCCTACTTACTCGCGCGGATGCGGTAGATGCCGCCGACGTGGTAGAACGTCTTGCGGTCGACCGGCTCCGCAAACTCGAACGCCGCCGTATGCTGACATGCCATGTGGAGCCAGCCACCATCGAATGTCAGTTCGGCTTCGTGAAGCGCCGTGCGCACCGCATCCGCCACAGACCCCGCCGTGGTCGGATTCTCGCTTACGGCCTTCACCACCATCGACACGTCCAGCATGTCGGTCTGCTGCAAGTTCACACCGCCGCCGCTGTTGAACAGCACGACGATGTACGGGAGTGCCGCGCTCTGCCCGGCTTCGAGCCGGTAGATCGCCGTCGCCGAGGACAGCAGCGACGTGACACCAGAAGCGGCCTTGAGTTTGGCGATAACGGCTTTATAGACCGCGTTCAACATCGCCTATTTCTCCAAGAACCCGTCAAAGAACTTCCCGGAAATATCGCCTAAGTAACGCGCCGCCGGCCCCATGAACGGACGGGGAGCCATCCGCGTCGTGCCGAACTCCAAAAACGGCGCGTAGTCTACTTTTGTCCCGATCGCCCACGAGAACGTGTCCAGCTTTTCGGCCTTGATGCTGTTTTTGAGCGTGCCCGTATCCACGCCCGGCGGCTCGCCTGGCGACGACGGCGACACGGTGAAGCTGTTCTTGATATAGCCCTCGCCCTCAAACGCCAGTTTGCGCAGCACAATACCCGCCTTCTGTGGCGACTGGTCGCGCAGTTGTTGCAACTTGGCAAGGTCGATCTCGACCTTAAACGTCGCCGCCATTAGCCGAACCTCACAATCGTGGCGCGCTTGACAGCCGGCAGCGCGTTGTTTTGATGCAACTGCTTGACCTGATACGTCACGCTGTCCACAATCACCTGATCGCCGTCCACGAGGTCCGCGTCATACTCCACACTCAGCCGGTAGTACACGCGCCCTTCTTCCTGACCGGCGATAATCGACTGACCGGACATCTGTGCCAGCGGGTCCACGCGGCCCGCTACCGTGTCGACGGTCGCCCACGACTTGGCGGCGTGCCCGTAGTCGTCTACCGTCTCGGTCGCGCGCTGAATCGTCACCGTTTGCGGCAGCATACCGGCCACGTCCAGCCGCAGCGCCGCCAGTTCCGCCGCCGTCAGGATGCTTACCATGCGTCTACCCTCACCACGCGCCCGACGCCGCTTTCCATGTCGCCGCCGTAGCGCGTAATGCTCTCTGCCTCAAAGCGTTCGGCCATGTCCAGCGCGTGTTTCATCAACTGCGACCGCTTCACGCTGTGGTTATCCGTGCTGATGTCCATTGCCGTCAACGCCAGATAGCCGGCGCGCTTGCGCCACAACTCCGCCGCCGCGCCCTTGATGTCGTACTGCCGGCCCGATACATAGCGGTAGTTCGTACCCTGATCGTCGTCAAACGTGACGCGCCCGGCCTTGTAATTCACGCTGAAGTCGGCCGTACCGAATGCACTGCCGGCCTCGGTCGTGACCTCAAAGACGCCCGTTCCGCTGGCGATCTCCTCGACCGGCCGCCGCTGCCAGTAGAAGTCATAGTAGGCCGCCGTTCCGCTGGCATACTGCGCGCGTCCCGTCATCAGTTCCTTGAACGGAATCACGTACTGGTCGAGCACGTCTTGCAGGTCGTCGTCAATCCAAACCGTGCCGTAGCCTTCCAGCGTGAAATCCGAAGACGTGACCTGTGTCAGCGCCCGTAGTTCGTTGACCAGCGTTTGCATCCCGCTACGAATAGCCATTAGCGCATCGTCCTCGTAAAAGCGAAGTAGACGGCCAGCGCGCCCGCCAACACCAGCGGCACGGCAACACAGGCCAGCCCCCACGCAATTGCGTCTACCGGCATTACATCAATCGGAACGACTACCACCGCGCACCGCCTACCACGTCATCGACGCAACCCATGAGCGCCGTTACCATTGTGGACCGGTCGTGCGTCTCTTTTACCCAACTCCGCACGCGCGCACGGTCGAGCAGCGCCACATCTTTCAGCGCGTCGACCATCTCTGCCGGGTCGCGCACCACGAACCCGCTAACGCCGTGCTCGACGTGATCTTTTTGCCCTGTCCAATCGAGGCACACCGTCGGCACGCCGCACGCCGCCGCCTCCAGGATGACGCGCCCGCCGGCCTCCGCCCGTGACGTGCCCAGCAGCACCTTCGCCGTGCATAACCACGAGTTGAACGCGCGGTTATTGTCGACCGGCCCCAGGTACGCCACTTCGCCCGGTATCTCATAGCCGCCGATGTTGCTGCCCATGACGACCAACTGCACGCCCGCGCGCTTGGCAACCTCGAAGGCGATGTCCGGCCCCTTCAGCCGATGCAACCGCGCCACGTACAGCGCGTACGGCTCCGATTTGCTCACGAACGGATAGCGGTCTACGTCGATCCCCAACGGCACGCGCCGCGCACTCGGCAGCTGCGCCGCGCCCCAATCGCCGCCGACAATCGCGTTCGGCGGGAAGTACCGGCATTCGATGTCGGCTATCCAATTCAGCACCGGCATGTCCGGCGCAAGCTGGCTGAGTTCGTGGTAATGCGACAGGTCGATATAGGCGTCGTGCTGCGGATTGTCGAGGATCGCCTGCGCGTTGTCTTTTTCATCGCCGGCCTTCACCAGCGCCACGCCCTCCGGCGCTTGCGAGTAGTTGCCGGCGTACAACGTGACCGTGTGCCCGCGCTCGGTCAGCCCTTCGATGATGTCCCAAGCGGCTCTGCCGAGGCCGTGCCCGCCTTCCGGCAGCGTCGGGAGCCGCGTGTCTGAGATCAAGCCGATGCGCATTAGGCGCTCCCCTCCGGTACGAACTTTGCAAGCGACCACTTCAGAAACGCGACCTCCGCCGGCGTCCGGCGCTTGACGTACGTGCGCGACAGCGGGTTAAACACGCCCGCCAGTTGATGCCGGTACTGCGGGAACGCCTCGTAAAAGCGTTCGATCTCCGCGTTCAGCCGGTCGATCTTGTGGTACGCGCTCAAGTCTTCGAACTGCTTGCCGAGGCGCGCGGTCATGTCCTGCGCCGGGTTGCCGCCCCACGTCGTATCGGGCATGATGACTTTCGCCACAACGTTGCTTTCGCCGAGAATCAGCGCACGCGCGCCGATCAGCCGCGTACCGCCGACCGTCACCCGCCCCACCAACCACGCATCGCGTTCGATGCACAGTTCTTGTTCGCTGTCGAACCGGCAGCCCTGTACCGGGTCGCCCCAGCGCGCGTGCGTCCAGATTTGCGAGTATTCGCCAATGCCCACGAAGTCTTCAATACGCAGGCCGCCGCGACTGTCCAGCGTCACGCCGCGCCGGATATAGACGCTCCGGCCGATGTACAGCGGCTTGATGCCCGTTGCCAGCAGCCCGTCGCCAATGCGCGTGTAGTCGCCTACAACGAAATCGGGTACAAACACCTTGCACCCGTCCCCAATGCTCACGAAATCGCCGATTTCGAGGCATTCCGCGCGAATTTGCACGTTGGCCCCGATGGTGACGCCAATACCGATCTTCAGCCGCTTGGCGTCAATCTGTGCCGTCGGGTGAATGGCGTTCTGGAACGTCATTCGTCAATGTCCTCAGGCGTGTTACTTTGGACGATTAGATACAACGTACTTTTGCGAAACGGTTTCTCCGATTCCTCGTCCGAGAGATACGCGAACCATCCGACGTCCATCACTTCGCCCCCTTGCGCGTGCGCTTCGGTGCCTCCGCCTTCGCTTGCGGTTTCGCGTACCACGCAATGCCCAGCGGCCAGTCGTAATTCAGTTCGACCACCCAGCCCGGACCTTTGATTTCCTCATAGAACTTCTTCACGCCGTCACACTGATGCAGACCGTATACGTCGTGCAGCGCCACCACCTTGCCGGCCAGCGGCGCGAAGCGGTTGTAGTCGTCACGCACGCCGTTGTAATGGTGGTCGCCGTCAATGAAGATCAGGTCAAATTCGCGGTCGGGCGTGTAGTCGCGGCTGTACGTCTTGATGAACGTATAGCCCTGCGTCGTGGCCGCGTCGCGGTAGTCGATGCTCACCACGTCCCAGCCCATGACCTCGCCACAGAAGCGCGCCAGTCCGCCGCCCTGCGTGCCGATTTCCAGCATCGACCGCACGCCGAGCACGTCCATTTTGCGCAAGAACGCCGCCAACTCTTTCGGGTTCTGGCTAATGCTCCAGCCCGCGCCCGGCGGCAGAATGTCGACCGGCCCGACGCCCTGCTGCGTGCCCGCCTCGCGGATCGCGCGTTTCGCGCGTTCGATGTCGTCGGCCGAACGGTCGGTCAGTGTAATGGTCATTCCTGAGCCTCCAGTTCGCTTTGCCCCTCCGCCGCATACGCGGCGTATTCGCAATCGCTGTTACAGAACGGCGCGCCCGGCGTGTTGCACGCGCATGGCGTCGGGTACGGGCTGAACGGCTCGTTTTCGCGCAACTTCAACCGCGCCTCTGTCCGCTGGGTACGCACGTCCTCGATGCTCTGCCGGTCGGCCACCTGTGCCAGAATCGCCGGCTTCATGTATTCGTTCCACACCGTATCCACGTCGTACTGAAGCGCAAACGCCCGTGCCTTCGCCCGGATCGCCTCGTCGCCTTTCGCCGCGTACGCCTGCTCCAGCGCCGCTACGATCTTCGACGGCTTGACGACGGCCTGTTCCGCGTATTGAAGCGTAATCAGTTGATCGTCCAGCGGGTCAATCGGTATCTTCCAGCCCGCGCCGCACAGTTCCGCTTGTGCCGTGGCGTCGGTCACGATGACGGGCGTCCCGGCCGCCTGCGCTTCGACCACCGGTATACCGAAGCCCTCGCCCGCGCTGGGCAGGATGAAAACGTCGGCCGCGTTGTAAATCAGGTTCATAATGGCCGGGTTGTAATCCCCGCGCACATGCCGGTACACGTCCGGCAGCACGAGGTTCGTATCCGGGATGCCGTAGAACTCGGCGATCTTGTGGACGTGTACGCCGCCCATCGTCGGGTAGGCGTCCGTGTGCAGGTAGAGCACCGCGTCCGGGTGCGCCTTCACGAACACCGACCACGCCTTCAGCAACGACCGGATTTGCTTGCGATCCGGGTAGCCTTTGTTCGCCGCCACGCAGACGGCTACAAACGCATCGGCGGGGAGGGAGAGTGTCTCCCGTGCCGACGCGCGGTCGACCGGCGTATACACCGCCGTGTCCACCCCATGCGGAACGTACGTGTTCTTGATGCCGGCCGCGTCCAACAGCCGCTGGCCGTGGCGCGACATGCTCCACACATAGCGGCAGTGTTCCAGCTTTTCCTGAACTTGCGGCGGAATGGTTACGTGGTCAATCGGGCACCACGACGTCAGGTTGGGGATTTCGCGCAGCTTGTCGTTGGCGTACACCCACACGTCGATCAGCAGAACAAAGGCGTCCGGCTTGTAGTGCTCGTAATGGGCGAACATGATGTCTTCGCCCCAGTCGTGATGTGAGCCGGGAAGGTGCACAATGCCGTCGGCCTTGAACACCTTCCCCCTGTGACCATAAAATGCTGAGATTATCGGAGTCCACTGTTCGGCTGCCATCTTGCGGGTAAAGAGGTCTGTTTGCGTTCCATAGCCGGACCCAACCCAACTTGAGTTCGAATGGACCAAAACGGTTAACGGCTTGTCAGCGATTTCTGTCGCCATTTATGCCCCTTCTGTGGTATACTTATGTGGCACAGTAACAACGAGGTTGCAACCATGCCAAAGGGTGAAAACAACCGAAAGCTGAGCGATCAGGATCGCGACGAAATCGTTCGTATGTACACCACGCCGAACGAAGACGGAACATGGACGGGCGTCACCACGATTGCTCGCCGGTTCGGTGTGGCTCACACCGCGATCCAACGCTGGTTGAAAATCGCTGGCGTTCCAATGCGCACGATGAAAGAAGCCCATCGGAACATGAAACTCCCCTTCCGGTACACAGGGCCACGAGGCAAGACCATTAAGACGGGAAAGCGTTGTAGGCCGATCAAGAACGTCCCCACTACACCCGCCCCGCTGTGTGCGTGCGGGTGCGGTGAACCCGCCAAATGGCGGCGTGAAAAGAACGCTTGGGGGCAATACGCCGATGGTCATCGCACGCCGCCACAACCGTTTAAGAACCGCGAATGGCTGTTCACCGAATACATCACTAAGAACCGAAGCGCGCCGGAAATCGCGCGCGCGTGTGGGGTCAACAAGACCACGATCCTTCATTGGCTGGGCAAATTTGACATTCCCCGCCGCGACGTGTCCGAAAGCAAGCGGGGCAGGTTCGGCGGCCACAAGAACCCGGCTTGGCGCGGGGGCGTGACCCCCGTTCGCCAACGCCTGTACAAGCGCGACGAGTGGCGAAAGCTGGTTGCGGAGACGCTTAAGCGCGACAACTACACCTGCGCTCGTTGCGGGGTGTATCGCGCCAAAGCTGAGCCGAAGCTCGTTACTCACCACATCCGCGCCTTTGCCACTCATCCGTCACTGCGCTTTGACCCGGCGAACCTCGTAACGCTTTGCGAGAAATGCCACCGTTGGGTGCATAGCAAAGCGAACAAGGCCCGCCGTTTCATCGTTGATTAGCTCGGCGTGCTCGCGTCGCCGATGACCTTGACGCCCGACGCCTGTCGGTTGACGCCCTTGCCGAAACGATGCACCGCGTGGAAGTCCCACGAACGGGTCGACGGCTGACGTTCCATTTCCAGCGCGTAGTCGGTACGCACGTCGTAGATGATGGCGTCCGGTCCGAACACGCCCTGGCTGACGGCGGTGCCGGTGCCGATAGCGTTGCTCAAGAACCAGTTCACCCCGATAAAGCTGCCGGTGAAGTACTGACGCATGACCTCGTTGAAGATGTCGCCGCCGTACGATGCGATCGGGTTCGCGGTCCAGCCGGTGTTCTGCGTCGCCACGTCGTGGTACGCGAACGGATGCAGCACGCCGTAGCGCGGGCCGGTGTGGCGCGCGCCGTTCAGGATCGCCACCGCAGCCGCCAGATGCGCGACCGTCTGCGCCGAACCCGCCGTACCGACCGAAGCCGAGAAGTTGGCGAACTCGTCCACGATCTGCTCGTCAATGTAGCGGCCCATTGCGCGCCCGAGACGGATACCGACCGCATTGGCCGCGCCGTCCGGGTCGGTCGCCTGGAGTTCGTCGGTCAGCTGCTCGGCGGCGGTCGCAATCACCGGAGTAATCGTGCCGTCGGCCGTCTTGACCTGCGTGCCAAACGAGGCCGCCGAACCTTCGCCGATGGTCCCGACCGTCACCTGGCTGTAGGCGCTCAGGATACGCGGAGCCATGCCGGTGGCCGTCTTGCGGGTGACAAGGCGAGGCATCAGCACTTCCTCTTCGAGGACGAACTTCGCCATGTCGTAGACGTTGTTGAACAGCGAATTGAGATTCGCGACTTTGGATGTGGTTGCCATTGGTTGTTATCCCCCGCGCCGGAAAATCCGAGGCTCCTCGGTTTCGGCGCTCGTTGCGGGTGCGGAGCCGAATACGTTCCCGCCCCCGTAGAGTTCCTTCAGCATTTGTTCGCGGCTTTTGCCCTGCGGCGATCCAGCCGGCTTTGCCGTCGTCGCGCCCGCCGTCGTTGCGGACGGCTGCGCAGGCGTCGGCATCAGCGCCTTGATCTTTTCCGCGTCGGCTCGGATGCTGTCCTCATCCTCCCCGGTCAGACGCTCCGCCAATGCCGCCGGCAGCCCCAACTCCGTCCCGATGCGCGTACGCAGCAGCGCCAAGTCGCGTGACTTGACCTCCCCGCGCAGCGCCTCCAGTTCGGCCTTGTACTGCCCGGCCAACGCTTCAAACTCTTTGTTGGCCTCTAGTTCTGCGGTTTTGCGCTTGTCAGCCTCTGCCGCCAGCGCCTGAAGCTGCTTTTCGGCATCGCGCAACTTCGTGCGCCAGCCGGCCGCTTCGTCCCGCAGTCCCTTGACGTAATCCGCGTCGAACGTCTTTGGCGTTTCCGCCGCCTGCCCCTCGGAAGTCTGTTCTTCGGGGGTTACATCATCTGGCATCTAGCCCTCCAACACACCTAAGCCGTAGTCCGCCTTCCCAAGCGCAATGTTCATCGCCTGAGCCGGCGTCATCGGCATGCCCCGCGCCGCGCTGACTTCCACAAGCCACTGCGCTAACTGCCGGGGGAGTACGAGCCGACGGACGCGGGCGTGAGCTTGCGGGGTCCGTTCATCGAAACCCTTTTGCCGGTAGCCTTCGCCGTCGATATGCGATTCAGGGGTGACGACGCCCATGCGCCAGAGGTCATGTAGGCGGGCGACGTGTGCCGGGTCGTGTAGATGCAGCGGCGCTAAAGCGGCCACCAACTCGTGAAACTGGCACAGGATTGGATTCGTTTCGTACGGCCCCGCCTGTAACAGTGTTTGTGTCATGTCCCGTCACCCCTACGATAAGCGTAGCGCACGCGCGTAACAAAATACCCAAGTGCTAAACGCGTTACGCATCAGCGGCCGCGCATCTCCGTCAACGTCGCCGCCCGCAGCATCTCCCCGTATACCGGATCGTTGTACGGCTTGCTGACCGCGCGCCAGTCCCACCGGCCCGACGTATACAGGTCGTAACGCCCCGGCCCCATGATCTCGCGCTTCTGCGCGTCGCTGAGGCCGTCGAACCACGCTTCGCCCGTGCCGATGCTATCGGCTACCAGCCCGCCGCGTACAATCGGAATGGCGGCGCAGTTGTGTACCGCAATCCCACCTGCAAAGAAGCTATGATCCGTCTCGACCTCCAGATCATAGACCTTGCCTGTATACCGCGAATGGTGTATTTCGCGCACGTCTGACGAAACCAACGTCAGGAAGGTATCGGACGCGCTCAAGTCGCTGGCTTCGACCCATCCCCGCTGAGTAAGTACCGGATGCTCCGGCGTGACCGTTACCGCGTGATCGCCGGAGCAGATCGTAACAACATCCCCCGCGTATTCCCGTTCATACAATCGCACAACACGCTGCCAACGGCCCGCGTGCGTATATACCACGTCACCCACCTGCACGGCTTCGACCGGCACATCACCGCGCCGCGTTGTGACCAGTTCACCCGGCACGAGGCACCGGCCCCGGTGGTGATCGTTCAGCACTTCGTCGTGCGTGTGCCGTGTGCCGTGCATCGAAATGCAGGACAGGCAGCAGCGGGCGCCCAACGACGCCGACCAGATCCACCCGGTTACAATGTCGCTGTTCAGCCGATACGAGGCATGTGACGCCATGCGGTACGACCAGTTGCCGAGCGTGCGCGTCATGTTCTCCGACCACGCCAACGGCACCGCGTACCAGTTTGTGAGCAACCGCGCGACCGCCCCCGCGCCCTGCCCGCTGCCCAAGCCCGCTAGCAGCACGTCGGCCAGGTTGTCGGCCCCGGCTTGCCCGAACTTGGCGAGGTTGGCGCGCATGGCGTCGCTGTCGATATAGCGCACGAGTTGCCGTATCGCGTCGGTGTCCGGCTGACGGTATGCCGTGCGCACCACTTCTCCGAGCCGGCCGGCCATCTCTGCCGATAGGTTCCACGCCGCCTCGGTGCCCAACTGAATACTGCCGTCACTGATGCGCGCGAGGCTGCTTTCCAGCACGCGCCCGTAGCCGTTCAGTTCGTCGGCCGTGCGTGCCAACAAGCGCCCGTAGGCGGCCAGGTCGCGCACGTTCTGCGGCGTCAGGTTGCCGGCGCGTTCTAGGCGTTCCATGCTGGCCGTTAGCTGGAGGCGTTCCGGCTCCAAGCGGCTGACGATGCGCCGGTATTCGGCCGTCAACCACCGCTGTTCGCCGGTGTACAGGCGGGCGAGTTGCGCCAGCCAGCGGGCAATGCGTTTATCCTGTGGCATCCGGCTCAAAGTCCATTTGCAGGGCACACCATTCGCAGTACATCACGAACATGCGGACGGCTATCGGCTTCGGCGCAAGCCTTGTATCGTCTAGCGTGTTCATAGAACAGCTATCGGCCGATAGATCATGCAGGCGTATACATTCCTCGTCGTTCCATTCGATATAGTCTTCGCCGGTGTCCGCGTCGCGTTCAATCCGCACGCGGTTGTTGTACCACCCGCCCGTGCCGATAGTGGCGGGCAGTTCGCCGGGGACGTTCCATGTCTTCAGCAGTAGATTCGGCTTCATGGTTTACTGCGTCCACCCACTACCGCCCGTCCCGCGTCCCATTGTCCACCCCCGTATCCATCCCAAACCCGCTGTCACCCGCCGCCGATAGCGCGTTGGCAAGCGCCTCGATGCTGGTCTGCTTTTCCTCGCGCATGTTCTCCTGCTCGTGCTCATAGTCGCGGCCCAAGTCATCAGCCAGCGTTTGCTTACTGACCGTGCCCAACGCCGCCTCGATTTGCGCGGCCTGCAATGTCTCCAGCCGGTTCATCGGCAGCGGATCGTCCCACACCGCCTCCGGCAGGTCAGCCACCGCAAACCCGCGCATCAACAGCACGCCGGCCAGCGCGTTGCCGAACAGCCGGCCGACAATCTTGCGGATCGTATCGCTCATGTCGATCATCTGGTTATACAGCATCCGCAGGCCGAAGTTCGTCAACTGGCCCACCTTGTCGCCGAGGCCGGCGCTGTCGACCACCCGCGCCCGCGTGAAGAACACGCCGCGCAGCGCCGTAGCGAAGTTCATGGAACTGGCGAGGTCGCTTTGCATCTCGACATTGTAGATGTCACCCGTTGCCGGGATGGCCCACACGCCGTCCACCGCCGTCGCCTGAAACTGGTCTTTCGTCACACCTTTCGCAATCGTGCGCGGGTGGGCATGGAATTTGATAATGCGCCCGATGTTGCTGACGACGAAGTTGTAGGCGTCGTTGCTTTCCGGCGCGAAATGAAACGGCGACAGGCCGTAGTATCCGAACGCCTTGCGGTTAATCGGCCGGTCGATCATCGGCGGCACGCTGTAGCCCCATTCGTCAACGCGCATCAGTTGCCACGCGCCCATGCGCGTCATCAGGAATTCGGCGATGACGTGCGTGACCTCGCCACTGCCCAACCGCACGCGCTCCGGCGCGCTCGCCAGCAAGTCAACCGCCGTCTGGTCCAGCCGGTCGACCGGGATGATGTCTTGTCTCAGCGTGTCCGTGTCCGATACCTTCCACTGTTGGCGGTAGAACACGACTTTGCGCGGATCGGCAATGTCGGTGAACACGGTCACGAAGCGCGGGTCGATAGCGTCAAACTGCGGCCCGTTCTCGTCTACATACGTCTTCACGTACGCATGGCCGGCGACCAGCAGGCTCATCACAATATCGCGCACAACGCCCCGATGTGCTTCGTAGAGCGTGTCCAGCGCCGTCTGCGCGTCCGAGGCCACCGTTACGAGGTCGTCACCCTGCACGGCCGTGCTGTCCTCGCCCGGCATCTCGAAGCGCCTCGGCGTGCCAACGAAGTCCAGCGTGTCGTCTACCGCTTGCCCCGTGATGTTCACAATGATGTTGTCGTCACGCTCGCCCGGCCGCGTCTTCAGCACCGGGTCATGGTCGCCCATGTAGTAGTCCAGCAGGCGGTTAATCGTGCGCTCGCGCTCCAGGCGTTCGGTTTCGCCGGCGTTGTCGTTCCAGCTTGCCCGATGCGTGCCGAGTTCGTACCGGCCTTCAATCTGTGGCATATCCCAACTCCATTACCCAAACAGCGGGTTTACCATGTCCGTCCCATGCGCTGTAAAATGCGGCGTGCAGCCTGCACAGACGGGTTATCTTCGTGCCCGCGTGCTTTGGAAATAAGCGATTCGACCCTTGTCGGTGGTCGAATTGCGCCACTAGCAACAAGTCTCTGATACTCTTGGCGCGCCGCTGCACGGGCTGAGAACTCGGCGTCTAGTTGGCGGTTATACTCGGCTTGTGCGCGGCGAATCTGTGCCCCACTCATTCCGCTGTTCATCCGTATCAACGAAGAATCGACGCGCGGAGAATTAGCGCGAACAAAATCATCCTCACTCATAACACGAACACCGCCACCCCCACCGCCGCGCCCGCTACCACCTGCTCCGCGTCCCATATCGTCCCCCTACCCAAACAGCGGGTTATCCGCCCACGCCGTCACGCGCCGGTCGATGTCCAGTTCCTTACACAAGTACCGCAGCGCATCCATGCCGTGATCGTCTTGCTTCAACGGCTCCTCGCGCTTCACGCGGTCGTTCCACACGTACCCGCCAAACTCCTCCACCGTGCGCGTCGGCCGCTTGCGGTCGGCCAGCGTGCTGTCGACCTCGACCAGCGCGTCCCGCATGAAAAACACGCGCGGCTTGCCGTCTCCGGCGTCACGCAGGCGCGCGGCCACCGACTGGATACCCGTGCTCACGTCCTTGTCTGCCGGTGTCGTGTCAATGCCGTACCGTTCCAACGTCGCGCCGTCTTCGGCGTCGTGGTCGCGGATCGTCGTTACGTACCGTTCATCGGCGGATAGGTCGTTAATCAGCCGCGCGTGGTCCTCAACAAGCGTCTGCGTCTTGTAAATCTCACGGTACATATACAGCCGCCCATCACCGTCCACGGCAAACCATTGGCATACGAACGGATTCGTAAAGCCGAAGTCAATGACCCGATAGCGCGCCCAGTCCGCCGGTATCTCGAACCGGTCGATAACGTGCAACGTCGGGTCGAAGTCGGGGTAGATTGCGCCCTCGGCGCTCACCCACTTGCCGAGTAGGTACCGTTCGCGCCGCACGCCCGTCAACGACGACAGCGTGCCGAGCACGTACTCCCGGCCTAGCGGCGTCCAGTCGTCGGCCTCCAGCGACCAGTATTTCGGGTTGTCTTGATGCGTGGTCGACAGCAGCGTAAGCGCGCCGTCGTTGCTCCGCTGAATAATCCAATGGTCGGGCCGGTCCGGGTTCACGTCCCCGCGTATCTGCGGATACGGATACTTGCCGTCGCGCGCCTTGCGCTGGACCAGCATTTCCCATTCGTCTAGCGTTAGCTGCTGACACTCCGGCGCGTAGATGATGTCCCACTCAGACGACAGGAAGCGGCCGGGGCGATCCATACCGCCAATGACCATCACGGAGCCGTTGGGATACGTATACACATCGCGCGACTGGCGCTTCTGGCCCGCCGCTATCGGGTTGTCATAGCCGAGTACGTCGCGCTCATACGTCACGAGGATCGACTCTGCCAGGTCTGCGCGCACCTTGCGGACGCACAGCACGCGCAAGCGCGGGTGGCGCCACATGGCCGCGTTGATGTAGGTGAGGTTTGCTAACGACTTGCCCGTGCCCGCCGGCCCGCTGAGGATGAGTTCGCGGTCGTGGTTGGTCTGCGCCTCCAGGTTCGCCCGCCGGAACTCGAAGCGCGTCGACGCCATGCGCCGCATGTCCGCGCGCCGTTTGGCCTCGCGGATAACGTCACGCATCAGCGCGTCTTGCGCAGCGGGGGAGAGGTTGAGAGTCATTCGGTTAGCGGCCTCCTCGAAGCAGCTCATCAACACGGCGGCGACGCTCTTTGGGCGTCAACAGGTCTAGCCGTTGCAAAACCAACGAACCCATAGGGCGCCGGCCGGCTCTTATAGCGGCGGCCTCATCACGCGCCGCTTCAGCCGCAATTCGTGCCTCAACAAGCCGATTCGCGTAATATCTGCGGTCTTCTTGGCCGCGATAGTTCGCGGGAATGACTCTCATCGCTTCCGCAAAATCAGCTTCGGCTTCTGTTAGCGCGTTGTTGTAACGGATTTCATTGGCGGTCTGTCCCCCACCGCCCCCGCCTCGTCCACTACCGCCTGCCCCACGTCCCATCACTCACCCCCTATGTGTTCTGCTATCTTGTTGACCATCGCCTCGAATACGTCCGACGCCTTCACGCCGGCGTCCTCAAGTTCTTTGCGCCAGTCGTAGTCCGTCGCTCCCGCTGGCTGTCCATCGCCTTCAATACCGCGCTCAGGTTGCCGGCTTGCCACCCGGCGCTTTTGACTTCCTCGTATTCGGCCAGCAGGTCGGCGAAGTGCTGTTCGATGTTCGCTTGCGCGTTCTGCCGCCATTCTTCTTTGAGCGCGGTAATATCCTCGTGGATCGCGTTGTGTGACCACGCCTTGCCGGTTGCAGGGTTAACATAGCCGGCCGCCTCTAGTTCCGCACAGATGCGGCGGATTGTCAGCTTTCGACGCACAAGCGAGGACACCAGCTCGCGCCGTTCCTCGATTGCCCGTTTATGCTTCTCGCTTGCTAAACCTTTTCCCATGTCACACGTCTACCCGTCACCCACCAACGCCTCTAGCCGCTTATCCGGCTTCTTCAGTTTGCGCCGCATGTATGCCGGCGGCGGCGGCAGTTCGATCCCCAACAGCGCGGCCAGCATGGCGCCGTCGAGATACTTGTCTCCGATCAAGTCCCAATTCACCGCGCGCAAGAAAGCGTCCTTTTGCTCACGGGTCTGGAAGCAGATCGCAAACCAGAACTCGGTGTCGGTCGCCAGCTTGTAACGCGCTTTTTCCTCATACGCCGTGACCTGAAACGCCGTCTTGATCGCCTTCACTTCGGCGTCGGCGTCCGTCTCCGTGTCGCCGGTGTACTCGACATCGGCCAGCGGGTTGTCAACCGGGTCGCTGATGTCCGGCGCGTCGTATTCCGCAAGCACGGCGGCGATGGTGGCGAGGTTCTTGGTCATGGGTTAGCGCGTTCCCCTCAATTCGACGGGCCGCCCGCCGCCCCCACCACGTCCGCTACCGCCTGTTCCGCTGCCCATCCTTCGTACCTCGCTATCTCCAGGTCAATCAGCGGGAACCATTCCCGCATTATCGCGTAATCGTCGGGCGCGTACTTGCGCACCGCCCCGCTGAACTTGTAATCAATGGCGTCGAACGAACAGCCGAACCAGTGATAGTCCACCGGCAGCTTTACGCCCGCACTCGCTATTGTCTCGATCAACTGGTCTTTGCTCATGTTCGCAATCGGGCCGAACGTGCGCCGTTTCCAGTTGATCGCCCCGCTTTTCTTGTGGTTGGCACGCCGCCACAGGTTGTCTTGCATGCGCGTACCGTGGGCCGTCCATGTGTCGTCAGGCAAGCCCGCCCAGCGCGCCGTAGCGCGGCTGCAATCGTCATACGTCCACTTGGGAAGGTTCATCGCCTCGATAAACAGCAGGCGCTCCGCCGGTTGCCAGACCATCTCGCGCAGCATCTTGTACCATTGCGGATGCGGTACGCGGTAAATGCGTTCGCCAAACCAGTCTTCGTAATACTTGAGGCTGTCGTCTACGAACGTCAGGCCCGGCACGATCCACATGAAGTAGGGCACAATGCGCTTGAAGTGCGGCCGCAGCTTGAGCCACGCCGCGATGCTGTCTTTGCCCCGGCTGAACGACAGGAGTATCGTGTCGGTCTGCTCCCGAATCAGCGCAATCACCTCGTCATCCGTCAACGGCGTGCCGTCGGGATGGAAGTTGCGCCCCGTGTCCGTTGATGCCATTGCCGATAGCGGGTCAATCGTCGCTAGGATCGTGCGTTCTTCATCCTCGGACAGATCAATGCGGTTCTGCCAGTGGGTCACGCCGCCCTCGCTACGTACCAGCCGCCCTTGATGCCCCAGCGCGTAATCACGCCGGCGGCCTCGGCTTTCGTCAGATAGTATTGGGTCGTGCTGTAGGGCACGCCCAGCCTCATGCTTATCGACCGCGTTTTCGCCGGCCGGCCTGTACTGCGCACAATCAGCGCGATTGCAGGGGCCAACCGGCACACGACAAACGGATTGTCCATGCCATCTCCCACCTATTGCGCCTAGCCTCACGATACCGCACGCGCATAACAGAATACCCAACTGCGCAACGTATTACGCGCTAGTTCCAAAACGGATCGCCGCCGAAGTCGAGCACGATGTCCGTCATATCAACCTCCGTTGTCCGGCCTGTACAATCTGCTCGTGCCGTTTGCGCGCCCGCGTCTTGCGCGCCTCCGCAATGTGGTGGTCGAGGTCCGCCGCCAGGTGGCACGCCTGACAGAGCGCAATCAGGTTTTCGTCGCGCACGTCCATCTTGTCACGCGGATCGCCGGGCGTGCCGTCGGCATGGTCTGCGCCGATGTGATGCACGGTTAAGACGATGCGCGTACCGGGTCCGCCCGTGTCTTCGATGCCCTGCGGCGGCTCGCGGTGGCACTCGCCATCGGGCGTGATGTAGAAGCACGCCGGATCGTCAATGCGCACCCAATTGCAACGGTCGCCTTTCGCGCGCAGCACATGCGACCCGTTCGGCACGCCGCATTCCTCGCACACGTTGCCGGCGCGTTCGCGTATGCGCTTGCTGATGTCGCCCCAGTCGGGCGGATACTTGCGATAGTCGATTGGCATTAGTCCTCACCTCCATCATCCAGATAGCCCCGCATCCGTACCTGATAGTCGTTCGCCGTCGTGCACTCACAGATCGCCGCCGCACACCGGGCAGTAGTACTCGCCGAAGTACTCGTAATACCCTCATTCCGGGCAGCGCCCCTCGTCTTCGCGGCGCTCATACATCTCGGCCTCGGCCCACTTTGCTTCCATCTCGGCCTCGGCCCACTTTGCTTCCATCTCGGCCTCGGCCCACTTTGCTTCGTCCTTTTCATACGCCTCGATTTCGTTTGGCGTTGGATGTTGCTCATTCGGGTCACTCATTCCTCACCTATCCTCCTTGAATCCGTACAAATCGATCTTGACCTTGTTCCATGTCGAGCGCCCGATCTTGCGCCCGTGCGGATCGCGCACCGTGTCCGCTAGTTGCCAGTCCGATATGTCGACGGCCTCCGGGTGCGCTTGCAGGTATTCCGCGGCGTATTCCGCCGCCCGCATGTTCTTGCGATACGCCGGCGTCTTGCCCCGTTTGCGCCGCCGTCCGCTGTGCGTCCGCTGTGGCGTGCGCTGCGCCGGTGCGGCCGTCCGGTGCGGTGTCCGCTGCATCGGCGTAGTGCGCGTCCGGTGGTCGAGCGCGGCGAACACCTGCGCCCACTTTGCGCACCACTGTCCGAATGTTACCCACTGCGCAGCGGACATGTCCGCAATCATGTCCAGTGCGCGTCCGGTCTGTGTGTCCAGCGGACGGGTGTCCGTA